CGCGGCGCGCGGAGGGAGCGCAGGCGCTCGGCGACATCATCCCGCATCTGCCGCCGGAGATGCAGCAGAAGGTGATTCCCGACTGGATCAAGCAGCTCTCGTTCCCCGGCGCGCAGGCGATTGCCGAGAAGCTGGCGCCCACGGACGGGAAGATGCCGCCAGAACAGGCCGCGGCGCAGTTGCAGCAGCTCCAGGAAGAGAACGCGCAGCTCAAGCAGGCGGTGGATGGCGACACCATCAAGGCGCAAGCCACGCTCGACAAGGCCCATATTGAAGCGGATGTGAAGCTCCAGATCGCGACAATGCAGGCTGAGAGCAAGGCGGCCGACAACGAGACGAAGCTCGCCGTGGCGGAGTTGGGCGCGAAGGTGGACCGCCTGGCGCTGTTCCTCGAAGAACGCGCCCGTGTCGGCGTGCAGGGCCACGAAGTCGGCATGGCGGCGATGCAGCAGCAGCACGCGCTCGAGATGGGCGAGCAGGGGCATGCGCAATCGCTGGAGGCCGGCGAGGTGCAAGCGGGCACCGCCGCCGAGCAGGCCGAAGCGGATCGGCAACATCAGGCGGAGATGGCCGAGCGGGCGGCGGCGCAGCAGCCGAAGGGGGGGCGATGACAGATGCCGATCGGCTCAATGATTACCTGGAGACAGCGCGCGAACGCTACAACCGCGAGTCCGTGCCGTTTGTGGTCATGTGCGGCTGCGCGAACTGGACGGTCTGCGATCACCCGTGGCCGATGGTCGTTGAGCGGCTGTCTTACGATGAGCTGCTCGCGCCGATATTGGCAAAAAACTGAGCTTAAAGCGATGGCTCAGTTCTGCATCGAGCATGGCTACGACTCTGAGGCCGAGGCTGAGGCGGCCGTGCCAGAATTAGCCGCGCGCCTGATGCGACAATTGAAGGCGGACGGCTACGCGTCCTTCACGGCTCCTGACGTGCCGAATATGGCCGGTGTTCGCGCCTACGTCCAGGGGTCATACCGCGTGGTCTCGCAATACGTGCTGCCGTGGCTGCCATCTCAGTGGGCTCACAAGTTCGTGGTCCGCGTCGATACGCTGGCTGAAAAGACGTAACCTTGACACGGGGGCTATACTTGCAGGCATACGCATGAGCACACTGACGCGGCGAGGATTCCTTGGTTCGCTCGTAGCCGTGGCGGCTGGGGCCTTTGCGGCAGCGACGGCCAAGCCTCGGACTATTAACTGGCACCCTGAAAGGGTTTCCAGCAGCGCAAAATACGTCCAGCACTTCGACGTTTCGCAGATGCCGCAGCGCATCGACATCCTCTACGGCTGGGCGCGCATCAACCCCAACGCTGCCTGCCGAGTGTGGAGCGCATGAGCGGCGAAACCGAGACCATCGCCCGTCACGAGCAGGGCGACCGTGTCTTGTCCGGCGGCACCGATGCCGCGCAACTTGAAGCGACGATGGAGCGGCATGCGCCGCCGGAGCCGAAAACCGAGCCCGCTGGGACCGCTGATGCCCCGTCAGCGGAAGGGGGCGCGGCTGCTGGAACTCCGGCGGCGCAACACGACGCCAAGCCCACGCGCGGCCAGGCCCGTTTCTCCGAGCTCGCCAAGGCGCGTGATGCCGAGAAGGCCCGCGCCGATGCCGCAGAAGCTCGCGCCAAGGAGTTGGAAGCGCGCATCTCAGCGCCGGCTGTCGCACCAGCGCCCGCCCAGGCCGCGCCAGAGCCGAAAGCCGCTGAACCGGCCAAGCAGCCGGAGAAGTTCACCTTCCCAGCCTGGGATCAATTTGCCGAGGCCAATCCAGGCGTCTCCTACGAAGAGTGGGAAGTCGAGCGCATGGAAGCGCACGCGGAGTGGCGTGATAAGCGCGCCAACATCGACGGGCGCATCCGGCAGACCCTCGCCGAAGAACGGCAGGCGCGCAAGGTGCAAGAGACGGTCGAACGGACCCGCGCCAAGGGCCGAGAATCCTACGCGGATTTTGATACGGTGCTCCAGTCAGGTCCAGGCGGTGGCGTCAATCTCGGCCGCACTGAGGACGAAGGCACCGCACGCTGCCTCGCCATCTTCCAGCATCCGCAGTCCGAGCATCTGCAATACGCCATCATGAAGGACGGCGATCTCGCCAAGCGTCTCGGCGCGATGGATGACATTGCGTTCGGCATGGAGCTAGCGCGGCTCGTGCCAGCCGGCAACGGGGCGCCAGCGCAGCGCGAATGGAAGCCGCCGGCTGCGCCGTTCACGCCGGTCAACGGGAATAGCCCCACGACGCCGGTCGCGTCCGCGGCGCTCGCCGGCAAGGGGCACGACTTCGACGCGAGCGGGTATCGCGAGAGGCGGGCCGCTGAGCGGAAGAGGCTGGGGCGGTGATCTACCGCCTCTACTTCAACCGCTGCGAGGACTTCCCGCAGATTTGGAGCATCGACCAGGGCACGACTGAGACGGAAATCAACGTCATTGGCTTCCGCACCGAAGGACAAGTGCATGTTCAGTCGGGACGCGCTGAGGACTTCGCCAAGGTGGACGGTCAGCGTGAGCCAAAGGCGTGGGCGGTCGTCACGGCTCATTCGTTGCGGATCGACAACGGTGTAGCGGTCTTTTGCGATGCGATGAGCGTGTCATGAGACAGACTGGCGTCTACATCATCCTGAATCTTCTAAATGGACGCGCCTACGTCGGCAGCAGCGTTCATGTGCCGCAGCGGTGGCGCGAGCACCTATCAGCACTCAACCTGGGAAAACACGCCAACATTGCCCTTCAGTCCGACTGGAATCAGCACGGCTCGCGTGCATTCTCATGGTCGCAAGTCGAAAAGTCAGAGACGCGAAACGACGCCATTCGTGCCGAGCAGCGCCATATTGACGCGCACGCCAATCTCTACAATGCTGCGCGTCGGGCTGGGTCTGGTCCTCGTGACGGATTCAAGCACACGCCAGAGTCGCGCGCGAAGATGTCTGCTACAAAAAAGGGACGGCCCAAGTCTGCGGAACATCGCCAAAAGCTAGGCGACTCTCGCCGCGGAGTGCCGAACCCTGCGCATGGAGACAGACTGCGCGGCAGAAAGCACGCGCCGGAACACTGCGCGGCTATCGCTCGCGGAAACACTGGCAAAACCCACACCGACGAGCACAAAAACTATATGCGCCAGCTTATGACTGGACGAAACGTCACGTGGGGTGCTAGTATCTCAGCCGGGAAGCGCGGCAAGCCGTGGTCCCAAGCTCGTAGGGCAAGTTTCGACGCCAAAACCGAGTAGTTGCCGATAGCGCCGAGTCATCGTCTCTCCGGCCTCGATGACAGGCGCTGAGTTCATAGCGACGTAGCCCCGACTTAGCCGGTAAGGGGTTATTTCGATAGGAAGCTCAGGGTAGCTATATCGCGAACAGCCTGCTGACCAACGACGTCATCACGTATGAAGCGCTCGACGTCCTCGAAAACACCGACGCGGCGCTGATCCACATCAACAGCGAATACTCCGACGACTTCGAGTTCGGCGGCGCGGTCCTCGGGCAGACGCTCAGCATCCGCAAGCCGCCCCGCTACATCGGCCGCCTCGGTCAGGCTGCGCAGATCGAAGCCATCACCGAGACGTTCGTCCCGCTCACCCTGTCCTACCAGCGCGGTGTCGATACCCAGGTCAGCTCGCAGCAGCTCACGCTCGACATCGACAACTACCGGGAGCGCGTGCTGGAGCCGCAGATCGTGCGTCTGTCGAACCTCATCGACCAGGACGTCTGCAACCTCGCCCAGGGCCTCAACAACTTCGTGGGCGTGCCGGGCACCGTCCCGACGACGCTGTCCACCTACCTCGCGGCCAAGGTCAAGCTGGACAAGATGGCCTGCCCGATGGACTCGAACCGCTACGCGTTCCTCGAGCCCGAAGCTGACGCGACCCTGATGGACAACCTGAAGGGCCTGCTCAATCCCGGCAAGGAAATCGGCGCGCAGTATGAGTCCGGCTCGATGACGAAGTCGGGCACCATCGGCCTCAAATGGCGGATGGACCAGAACATCTACAGCCAGACCGTTGGGACGCTCGGCGGCACGCCCACGACCAACGGTGTGCCCACCAGTGGCGCCTCGTCCGTCGTGACGCAGTCGTGGTCCTCGACGACGCTGAACGCGGGGGACGTCATCTCATTCATCTCGACCTCGACGCCCGTCAACGGCGTCAATCCGCAGTCGTTCCAGTCGACCGGCCAGCCGATGCAGTTCGTCGTGACCGCCACGGTGAGCGACACGGCCGGTGCGATCACCATTCCCATTGCCCCGGCCATCTACGGCCCTGGCAGCAACCTGCAGAACGTGACCGCGCTCCCGGCCTCGGGAACCGCGATCTACGTCTACAACACGCCCGCGGCGTCCTTCGCGTCCATCTCGGCCAAGCAGAGCTACCAGAACATCGTTGCGCACAAGAACTTCGGGACGATCGCGATGGTGGATATGCCGCTGCCCGGCGGGACGGACAAGGCGTATCGTGCGCGGTCGAAGAAGGCCGGCAAGTCGATTCGCGTCATCCGGGACTTCGTCTCGACGACGGACTTGTGGATTCAGCGGCTCGACGTCCTCTACGGGACCGCCGTGCTGCGTCAGGAACTCGGCTGCCGTGTCGGCGGCTGAGGGTCGTAGAGAGAACGTGCCCGTTAACCCTCAGAGGTAAACCTACATGGCTTTGACTGCAACCACGCTCGCTGGCGCGAAAGCGACCAACGACAAGACGATTACGCTGACCTCGGCGACCGGCATCGCGAACAAGATGCTGGTGAAGGTCGATCAGGAAGTGATGCGCGTCACCGACGTGTCGCTGTCCCCGGCAATCGGCGTCGTGCCCGGCTACAACGGCACCGCGGCCACCTCGCACGGCATCCTGGCGCCGGTCCAGTATGGCTACCCGGCCGATTTCGTCGGCTACTCGGCGATCAACCCGCAGAACGAAGTCGTCTCGCAGAGCTTCGGCGTGGACGGTGCGGTCACGGGACCGAACGGGTCCGGCGTGCCGGTGGTTGATACCGTCGTCTATCTGACGAAGGCCACGGCCGGCGCCTACACCATCGCGCTGCCCTCGCAGGGCCAGTCGAACACCATCACGTTCATCTCGACCACGGCCGCGGCGCACACGGTCACGATGACCGGCAATCCGGGCGGGTCCGACGTCGGCACGTTCACGGCCGTCATCGGGGCCTCGCTCACCATCAAGGCACAGCCGGGCGCGTGGGGCATCCTCGCGACTGGGCTCGTGACGGTGGCCTAGCATGGCGCTGATCACACTCACGCAGCAGGGGGCGGTCGATGCCGCCCTCCTCTCGCAGCTCAACGCGAACTTCGCCTCCGTCTCGAAGACGCCCAACTTTTGGGTCCGTCCGCAGGCGAGCGGAACCGTGCAGGATGGCAGCTACGACAAGCCGTTCGGCAGCATGGCGCTCGCGCGTCCGGTCATGGCGCCCGGCGTCGTCATCGGCGTCTCGGGCGTGCTGAAAGAGGAGTTCACGGCGCCGCTCGGGGTCAACAACGTCACCATCCTCGGCGAGTCGGAAGTGCCGCGGCAGGCGACGACGGGCGGCGTCCCGAACGGGGGCGGCGCAACGTGGCTCAGCCCGTCCGGCGGCACGTCGTGGCTGATTCGTCTCAGGGCGCAGGGCTGGACGATCGCGAACATCTACTTCAACAACTCCGCGACGGCCGCGCCGTGTATCTCCATCCTGACGGATGGCACGGGCGATCCGCCGCTGGACTCAGACGGCGCGCACACGCTGATTTACAACTGCATCCTGACTGGCACCGATGACGGCATCAACGTCAACGGCGGGACGAACTTCGTGCGCGTCGTCAATACGACGCTGTTCGGGTTCTCGGGGTCTGGCGATCTGGCTGTGAGCTCGACGGCCGGCGCGGGCGTCGGCACGTTGCTGGATTGGCGCTTCATCAACTGCAAGTTCTTCAACAACGCCGGCAACATCACCGCGGGGCTGAGCCACGCGACGATTTCCGGGTGTGTGTTCGAGAACGGGTCCGCGTCGAACATCAACCTGACCGGCGGCACGGCGCCAAACTACGTCGTGGGCAATTACTTCAACATCGCGGCGGCGGACTTCGATCCGGCGGGCGGCACGACGGGCGTCACGGGCGACGTCTGGAGCAACACGCTGACCGACGCGATCGAAACTGGTCTGCCGGCGAACTAAGCGGAGGCACATGGACGCACAGGCGGTTCTTTCGGCGTTTTCACCGGAGCAGATCGAACTGCTCAAAGCGGCCCTGATGTCGGATGTCTCGGGACGGTCGCCGCTCGTTCCGAGGCAGCTCCACGACTTGCGACCGCTGCCGAGCGCGACGAATCCTCGACCGACGTTCTTCTGGTCGGCCAAGTCACCGGACAACGTCGGCGATCTGACGAAAACGACGCCGTATCCGCGGCTCATGTGGGAGCAGCCGTCGGGGCGTGAAATCACCGTCAGGGACGCCAAGGAGCAGGCCACCTACACGGCGCAGGGCTTCATCCTGACCCCGCCGGCCAACGCTGAGAAGCCGTCCCCGTTCGATGCGCTCAAGGACATGCTGGAGGGGCTGTCCGAGGCGGATCGGCAGCTCGTGCTCAAGGGCGCGCACGCCACGAGGCTGGACCGCATCAAGGACGGCATTCTTGAGCTGAGCGACGAGGACCGTGAGGCGCTGGTGGCTGCGCTGATGCCGGAGAAAGAGAGGAAGCGCGCATGAGCGATTACCCGAAGATCATGACGCGAGGCGGTGATGAAATCAGCGTCGGCGGCGCGGCGGACGAGGCGGTCAAGCGGGGTGAGGGCTGGTGCTCGCCGCTGGACGTGGCGGGCGAGACTGTGCCGAGCCTGTCTGTGTATGACCCGAACGAGCCGGACATGCCTGAGGCCGTAGAGGACCTGGCTCTGCCTGACGAGCCCGAAGGCCCCACCTTCGGTCCGCCGCACGACCAGACGCACGCCAAGCGCAAGGGCGCCGCGAAGAAGCGCTGACCCATGGCCCTGGTCCGCGACATCATCACCGACGCACTGGTCGAACTGGGCATTGTCCGGCCTGGGGCGACCGTGGCGGCGCCGTTGATGGCGACGGGCCTGTCGCGCGTGCAGGGGATGATCGATGCGTGGGCCGCGAACCGACAGACGCTCGCGCGCCAGTTGCGCACGTCGTTTACGATGCCGGACGGGGACAACGAGATCACGGTCGGGTCTGGTCAGGCCGTCGATATCGTGACGCCGATGTGGATCAACTCGATCAACTACCTCAATCCTGGGTCCACGCCGAGTGTCGAGGTGCCGATCGGCCAGATGGACGAGGACGCGTTCGCGGCGCTCTCCATCAAGGAACTGTCCTCGGCGCTACCGTTGCAGTCGTTCTATCAGCGCAACTTGGCGAATGCTTACGGCACCCTGTTTCTGTGGCCGCAGGTCTCGCAGGACGTCACGATCGTTATCTACACGCCGCAGGCCATCGAAGTGCCAGCCACGCTCGACACGGTGCTGATTGGCCCGCCAGGCTATGCCGACGCGTTCATGTATGGCTTGGCGGAACGGCTGATGACGCCGCTCGCGGTCTCGGCTGAGAATGTGCCGATGCTGCTCGGCCCCGAAGGACTCGCGGCCCGCGCGTGGCGCAACATGACGCGGCCGAACACGAAACCCGGCGTGCTGTCCGTCGATGCGGCGCTGACGATTGGCTCAGGCGCAGGCTACAACGTCTACTCCGATCAGATTCAGGGGTCTCGCTAATGGCATCTCCCGTCCTCGTCAACGGTCTGACCGGTGTGCAGGCGACGCCGATCTTCGTGCGCGGCACCGAGTGCAACGTGCAGGGCTACCACATCTACAACCCGAGCAACGCGGCGGCCTTCGTCAGCTTTTACGATTCGCTCGTCGCGCCAACGGTGGGCACGACGGTGCCGAAGTGGCAGGGCGTGCTGCCGACTCTCACCAACTCGTCGCACGACTTCGCGCAGCCGGCGGGCATCTATTTCAGTCTCGGGCTGTGGGTCGCGGCGGCGACGACGGTTAACGGCAACACCAATCCCAGCGCGGCGCTCGTCATCAATCTCGCGATGAGCTGAGGGGCGGGCGAATGCATGGCGCTCCGTCCCTATCCCGGCTTCATCGGGCCTAGTTACACCAGCGAATCGAAAATCGCGGCCTACGACCGCACCGTCAACTGGTATCCCGAGCAGATCGAATCGGGCACCGGTAATACGGCGGCGCGTTACGTCCTGTATCCGACCCCTGGTAATTTCGAGATCCCCTCGGCCTCGTCGGCATTGACGACGCCTGGTCGAGGCGGCTGGTCGCTGCGAGACTTCGGCGCCTACTATATCGTTGGGGACACGCTCTACCGACTCTATCCCGGCACGCCTGCGGCCGTCGCGACCGGCATCAGCAACATCAGCAATGCTCCGGTCTATTTCGCGAGCAACGGCGACACGGGCCGCCAACTGCTCATCGCGTCCGACGACACGACCTACGCCTACGATCTGGACTCGGAAGTCCTGACCGAAGTCGGCACGGAAAGCGCGGTCTCGATCGGCTACGTGGATGGCTACGGTATCCGGCTTGATTCGGTGCGTTCGGAAATCAGCGTGTCGGCCCCGTTCGATTTTACGGTCTGGAACGCGCTGGACGTCTCGCAGCGGAATGACGCGCCCGACAAGTGGCTGCGGTTGCTGGTCAATCACAAGGAACTCTGGCTGTTCGGGTCGGACACGTCCTCGGTCTGGTATAACGCGGGCGATGAGGGAGTCGCTGGACCCTTCGCGCCGATCCCGTCCGTGTTCATCCCCTACGGCATCGCGGCGCCGCATTCGGCGGTCGTGGTGGACGGGTCGCCGATCTGGCTGGGCGGGACGCCGAACGGCAGTTGCATCGTCTACAAAGCGGAGGGCTATACGCCCGTGCGTATTTCGACGCATGCGGTGGAGAATGCCTTCCGCGAAATCTTCGGCGCGGCGCTGACCGTGTCCAACGCCGATGCGTCCACATATCAGGAGAATGGGCACATTTTCTACGTGCTGACATTCCCGGCCAATCTGGACACCGACTTCGCTGGGGCGACGTGGGTCTATGACGCGACGTCCGGTCTCTGGCACGAGCGCGGCGTGTGGAACGGCCTGACGTTTGGGTGTATCGATACGATCGGCAACGTCCAGAGCAACGTGCAATTCACACTGAGCCGCACGTCAGGCAAGGTCTACCTCCAGTCGATCAGCCTCTCGGTGGGCACGGACGGACTTGGGATTGTCCGCCTCCGTCGCGCGCCGCACATCAACCAGGCGCAGCAGCGCATCCGCTATCGGCAGTTTCGCGCGCTGATGGAAACCGGCATCGGTTTGGGCGATGTCGTTTCGACAGACCCGGCCTTCGATCCGCAAATCACGCTCGCTTGGTCGAATGATGGTGGGCAGACGTTCGGATCGCCGATTCCGATGTCAGCCGGGACGATCGGCGCCTACAGCACACTGGTGGATTGGTTTCAGCTCGAGCAGGCGCAGGATCGCATCTTTGAAGTTCGGTGCTCGGCCGCGGTGTCGTATCGTCTCATTGCGGCGTTTCTCGACTACTCGGTGGGTCCGAGCTGATGGCGACGAAGGTCTTCACCGACGCAACGATGACGACGCTGCTGGTGCAGACCACGGCCGGCGGCGGCTGGCCGGCGGAAGTGCTCGCATGGCAGGCGGCTGCCAGCATGAACGGCGCGACTGGCCTCATCACCTATGCGGCGCCGGCCTCGCCCAGGAAGATTCTGCTCCAGTCGGGCGCGTTGCTCGTGGACGATGCGAGCCTGCCGCCCGTGCTGACGGTCACGAACATCAACTTCCAATTCAGTTGGACGATTGTGACGGTGGGACCATCAGGACCGACTGAGATCGGTAACGCCGAGACGTTCACGGCTGTGCCCGCGGGCGGCTCCGGCGCCTACAACGAAAACGCCGATCCGCTGACGTATTGGGGCGCCGATGATCGCGCTGCCGTGTTCTCGAACTTTGTCATTTGGGAGTTCGACTCGACGGGCGCCTCGGCCCAGCAGGGCGTCACGGTCTCGGGCTTCACGGTCACGATCACCTACACGACGCCCAGCACGCCGCAAGTCATCAGCGTCACGCCCTCAAGCGGAACGGTGAACGGTGGGCAGGCTGTGACGATTGTTGGGGAAGGGTTTACGGCGGCCACGGGTGTGGAGTTCGGCGGTATCGCGGCGACGTCCGTGGTAGTCGTGGACGATACGCATATCACCGCCGTAACGCCGGCCCACCCGAGCGGTCTCGTGGACGTCGAAGTCCTGAGCGTGGCGACCGGGACGGACCTCTATACCTACACGCTGGAGCGCGTCCGCCTGCCGCCGATGCCGATTCGGACGCCCATGACGCAGGGTGGGGGCAAGCGTCGTGGATAATCCCGCCCCGCTGATGCACGAGGACTGGATTCGCTGGTTCCAAGCGGTCCAGAAGGCGATTGAGACGCCGATTTCCGGCGTGGCGCCTGAACAGATCACGATGACGGCGCCGCACCTGCTCGGCCGCACGACGGCGGGCACGGGTGGGGCGGAAGAGATTAGCGTCTCAGGGCCGTTGACGCTGTCCGCGCTCACGCTCGGGATTACGGGCTCGGCGCTGACGCGCGTAAACGATACGAACGTCACATTGACGCTCGGCGGGTCGCCCTCGTTGGCGTTGCTGGCGGCGACGTCGCTGACGCTCGGCTGGACGGGCGTGCTGTCGGTGGCGCGCGGGGGCACCGGCACAGGCACGGCGTTTACGCAGGGCTCCGTCATCTTCGCCGGTTCGGGCGGCACGTTCTCAGAAGACAACACGAATTTCTTCTGGGACGACACCAATAACAAGCTGGGCATCGGCACGACCGTGCCGAAGCGGTCCCTGCATGTCAACGATGGTGGCCCGACGAACATTGCCGCGGCGCTGCTGCCTGGGGCGGTCGTGTGCCTGCTCAGTGGGGCGGCGTCAGGCACGCTGCAAGGCGTGGCGGCATCGTCCATCTCGCAGCACAGGCCAGGTCTCTACCTGCGCGGGGTCAAGGCGGCCGGGACGCTGGATACGCCGACGTCGGTGATTGCTGAAGACTCGTGCGTGTTCGCGGAAGGTGAGGGCTACGACGGCACGGCGCGGCAGCCCATCGCCAATCTGGGCATGTATGTCGAGGCGGTCAATGGCGCGGCCGTCTCGCCGCAGTCGAAGCTGTCCGGCTACATCAATTTCCTGACGCAGCCTCTGCTCGGCACAGCCGGTCCCGTGGAGCGGGTCCGCATCACGAGCACGGGCGTGCTGGCGGTCAACATCATCTCGCCATCGACCACATCTAAGGTGCATGTGAATCAAGGCGCCTTAGCGGTCACGCTCGCATCGGGCCTCGTGCCCGGCAACCTTGGCGTCGTCGTCACCAACAACAGCAGCGCGCCATACGGTGGCATTGGGGCCAGCAACACCGCCAACATCCCCGGCATGTATCTGCGGTCTGTGCGAGCGCGCGGGACGTTGGACGTGCCGCTCGTGGTCCAGGCCGGCGATACGCTGTTCAAGCTCGGCGTGGATGCGTGGGACGGTGCGTCGAGGGTCGCGGATCTCGGCGCAATCGAAGTCTTCGCCGAGGGCACGATTGCCTCCACGCGCGTGCCGACGCGGATGGTCTTCTCGACGGCAACGGATGCGGCGCCCAGCGTGCCGACCGAAGCCATGCGGATCGACTCCGCGCAGCATGTCGGGATTGGCGTCACGCCCACGGCGCTGCTGCATCTCAAGGCCGGGACGACCGCGGCCTCCACGGCTCCGCTGAAGCTCACCTCCGGGACGGTCATGACGGCCGCCGAAGCCGGCGCGGTGGAGTTCACGACCGACACGTATTTTGCGACCATCACGACCGCCGCCGCTCGGAAAGGCATCGTGCTGGACGATGGCGCAAGGCTGACGAGCGGGAGCATTCCAGTCGCGACGACGAATGGCCGGCTGATTGACGGGCCGTCGTTTCCTGGCAGCGTTTTGGGCGTGACGAATGGTGGCACGGGGACTGGGACCGCGTTCACGGCCGGGTCTGTCGTGTTCGCAGGTGCCAGCGGTGTCTATTCGCAGGACAACGCCAACTTCTTCTGGGATGATTCGAACAATCGTCTCATCCTCGGCAGCACGCTGGCGCTCGGCACGACCTCGACCGACGCCGACGTACTTCAGAACACGACCGCTGCGACGAGCGGCGTGACCGTGCAAATCAGCCCGCGCACGCGCTGGTCCGGCACCGCCTGGGACAGCGATGACAGCGTGTCGCGCACGGTCAGCTTCTTCGCGGAAGTGCTGCCGGGGACCGCCGCGACCGTGACGGGACGATGGAAACTCGGCTTCATCAACCCTGTGACGTCCGCCATCACCTACCCACTGACGGTGACGCAGGCGGGCGTCGTGACCGCGCTGACCAACTTCGAATGCGTCCAGTTCAATGCCTCCGGCAGCGGGTCGATCGGATCGACCTCGACGCTTCAGTGGAACAGCTCAACACGCCTGACCGGTGTCTCGGATGGCAAGATCATCATGCAGAACGACGCCACCACATCGGGCGCGGGATTCGACGTCACGACCGATGCCGTGCTGAAATTGCGCACGAGGGCGCATACTGGCTATGCGACACTGGATTGTCTCGGCCTCAAGGCGAGTGGCGCGGCCGGCGCCAGCTTCGGACCAGGGCTGCCGACAAGCATCACCGTCGTCAACGGCATCGTGACGGCCATTTCGTAGGAGACGCCTGTGCCTGAGATTCTGACCCTTACGACGCCGCTGGTGATTCCCGATCGCACAACGTATCGGGTCTATCGGCTCGTGCTCGACTGGCAGGCACAGGTCATCCAAGTCACCGTGCGCGGGTCCGACAACGTTGAAGTGTTCGCGGAATACACGGGCACCGATGCGGTCTCGCTCATGACGACGCTGAACACGGCGAACATGTCCACGTCGTCGCTCCATAAACGCACCTTGCAAAAGCTGGTGACGGACGGCAAACTGCCGGCGGGGACCGTCTCCGGCACTCCAGAATAGAGGATTCATGGCAGATTCACAGGCGGCACGACCGGCAGTCTCGATCGCGGAACGGATGATGAACGATGGCGTGCGCAACGTGTTGGGGAACCAACTGATGCGCATCGTCGCACTCGAAGCCCAACACGCCGCGCTGGAGGACGAGAACGCGGAACTCCGCGATCAGGTCGCAGCCCTGACGCCCAAGCCCGCAGATCCCGTGCCCGGACCCGACAACTCAGGCGTATAATCGCCAAGGACTGAGGCTGATGGCTACACTCCGCACACCGATGCCGACGCGCACGACGCCGCTCGTGGCGCCCAACCTGCCGCCGTTGACGCAAGCGCCTACTGCGCAACCCACGGGCGCGTTTCAGGCGCCTGACGCCTCGTCTCTGGCGAGCGATCCCGGCGTGCAGTTCCGGATGCAACAGGCCAATCTGGGTCGCGAGCGGAGCGCCGCGGCCCGCGGGTCGCTGCTGTCCGGAGGGTTTCAGACGGAGCTTGCGAATCTGAATCAGGGGCTCGCCTCGCAGGAATACGGCAATCTCTACGACCGGGCGCTGCGCACCTACGGGGCCAATCGCGACACGACTCAGCAGAACTTCGGCCAGTCGCTCGCGAGTTTTGGCGCCCAGCGGGATGTCTACGGAGACGCCCGCGATGCCGCCATGCAGCAGGCCGACACGCTGAACGCCAACAGCGGCGCGGATGACGCCTATGCCAGGCAGATGGCGGACTACAACGCGGCGGTCCAGGCGCAGCGCGACGAGGGCGGCCCGGCTGCGATGCCGCGAGGTGTCGGCGGCGGCAGCATGGGCGGGCGTCCGCTGGGCTCGTCTGGGATGAACCCGTCGTCGATGACCGACTATCGCGTCAACCTCCCGCAGCTCTCGGCGAATGCCACGAGGCTGCGCGAGTCCATCGCGCAGGGCCGGCCGTTCTCGTCCCTGCGGTCCTTTGTGGCGCGGTAAGGGAAGATGGCAACCCGTCCCACGACCTTGAACGCGTTCACCGGAGAGGACATCCCCGCCTATCTTCAGAAAGGGGTGAACCGCTTCACGGGCAATCTGAACGACCCCTTCGAGCAGGCGCAGCACAACTTCGCCGGGCCTGGTCCTGCGGCGCTGGCGGCGGCGCTCCGCAAGCAGGGACTCAGCTTCGCGAGTCTCGGCCGTGGCGGACCATTGGCGTCTGTCCCTGGTGGCCGGCCATCGCTCGGTAGCGGCCGTCAGGTGTCTGAACCTGAGCCCGAGCCGATGGAACAAGCGCCATCGCTCGCGGCCTGGAGCGGATCGAATGTGCCGCTCGACATGGTGGAGCAGGAATTGCGCGACCTGCGCGACCGGCAGGATGTGCGCCGTGCCGCCGCCATTGCCAACCAGCCGGACGTGTCGCCGAACGGGCGAGACATCGTCGGCGAGAAGGGCCGCTACGAGACGGCCGCTCCGACCGGTGCGCCGGCCAATCGACAGGCCATTGCGGCCCAGATGGCGCCTGGGCTGATCGCGCCGCCACCGCCTGATAAGCCCGTCACGTTCGGCAATCCTGAGCCGGCGATGATAGATGGGAAGCGCGTCTTTGTGCGCCCTGGGTCTGATGGCCGGATGTATGACATGGCGCGGCGGCCGGTCGATCCGGCATCGTTACAGCCGGCCGGCTCTGAGAGTGAACCGCTCGTGTCGGTCATGGGTCCGGACGGCCGTCCGATTCTCGTCAAGCGGAGTCAAGCCGAAGGCAAAACGCCTGCGAGCAGCCGCGAACAGGGCCGTCCTGTCACGTCCGGCGATGCTGGCGACTTGGCCGATTTCGACACGTCGAAGGACGAACTGGCCGCCGTGCGCGCCGCCATCTCTCCTGAGGACAGCACGGGCATCGTCGCGCAGGTTGGCGCGAAAATTCCCTACGTGACGCAGATTACGGGATGGGGCACTGACGCCAAGAAGCGACAGGCCGTGATCGATCGCGTCAAACAGGTCATCGGCAAGACGCTGGAAGGTGGCGTGCTCCGCAAAGAGGACGAAGCGAAATACGAGAAGATTCTTCCGACGATCGGCGATGCGCCCGACGTCGCCAAGGCAAAACTGGACGGTCTGGATGCCGCCATCGACAAGCGGAAGCAACGGCGGCTCGATGCGTTGAACGACGCCGGTTACGAGACGGGGCGCTTCAGCGAACGAGGCGGCGGTGGCATGGTAACGCTTCAGGCGCCAGACGGTTCAACGCGCCAGGTCCCAGCCGCACAGGCCGACCATTACATCGGTCTTGGTGCCAAGCGCGTAGGTCGCTGATGCCTGACTGGTTCTCGCAGAACGCGCCGAAACAGCAGACCGCTGCGGCAGCTCCATCTTCGCAATCGACTGGTGATTGGTTCGACCTTTACTCGCCAGATCGTAAGCCGGCGTCTACCGAGGACTTTTATCAGGCGCCACGCGACGTCAGCATCGGCAACATGCTGTTGAACGCGGCGAAGTCCATCCCGGCCGGCATCGTCGACACGGCCAAAACGCTCTACACCGACCAGGGGCCGGAAGACGTCGCGCTCGGGCCTGGGCGCGTGCTGGCGCCGCTCGTCAGGGCAGCGGCGGCCGGTGCCGTATCGGAAGGCCGGAAGGTCATGTCGTCGAAGACCCTTCCGGAAACCATCGGGCACTCTCTAGCGGCCTCGATCCCGCTCATCGGCCCGGCCGCCGCCGATGCCGGTGAGGACATCGGATCGGGCGATCCCGAACGCATCGAACGGGGCGGCGGGAACGCGATCGGTCTGGTGGGGTCCATGATCGCGCCGGCCGTAGCGGCGAAGGTAGCGCCGAAGGTGGCGCCGGCCTTGGCGACGATGGGAGAACAGCTCGCGAGCAAGGGTCAATCCGTCAAGGCGGCTGCCGGGAAGGTGAGTCCGGTTGTCATGGACATCGCGGCCGAAGTGGCCGGCCATGCGCTCGGGGCGCCACTCGGGGCGCCATTCCTGGCCCGCCGCGTGCTCGGCCATGTGCTGGATTCAGTCAAGAAAACTGCGCCAGCGGCCAAAGCCATCGAGAGACCAGCGGCGCCGGCTGTGTTTACGGGGACGGTCGCCGAGGCTCTGGCCACCATTAGCGGCCCAGCCGGCTTCAGCATGCCGCCGCCCAGACCCACGCCAGCGGTGACGCCTCCCGCCGGCCGCGTCGTGCCGGCCGTGCCGCGGCCCAGCATTGAGCAGGTGGCGGCCGATGCGCTGGCTGAGGCTCGCGTGCCTCCGTCGCCCGCCCGCGTCACCACGCCCCCGCCAGCCTCCTTGCCGCCTGGGTATACGCCGCGCTCGACTGTGCCCAAGCAGAAGATGGCGAAAGCGGCCATGCCGGAGTCGGCGCCGGCCGCCCGTCAGCGTCCGCCTGCGTCACCGCCGCCGAACGAAGGGCCACCGAAGCGGGCCTACTTTCTCCGCTCGCCCGATGAGATCGCAGCAGCCGCCGAACCGACCGAGGCTGTCGCACCGTCAGGGTCGGTCAATGTCTCGGATCTTCCCGCGGCCTGGAAGTCACACACCGGACAGGACCTGTTCCCGGTGACGGGCGCGGAAGCAAAGGAAATCACCGCGGCGCTTCGAGCGGAAATCAAGGACCGCGGGATGACGGTCGGGCAGGCGATTGCGGCGGTGTCGAAGAACAAGGACATCCCCACGAAGCTGCGGGCGCAGATCATCCGGTCGTTCACGGCGAGTGCCAAGTGACGAATCACCAGCGCGATGCGTCCAGGAAGGGATAGAGTGTAGAGTAGATGCCTTTCTTTGCAGAACAACCGCCGTGGGATATCGAGTGGTGTCCAAAGTGCGAGCTTTGGTATGGATATCAGGGAGGAGCCGTGCGCGTCAGTTGTGCGGTCATACACATGCCAGGGGATTGCTGTCACTACGGACAGACGCAGCTACAGGTGACGGCCGTTAAGGCTATCGGTCCTGATGGTCGCGGCAAAACCGAAGAGAAAGTATCGGTGTAGCACCGTGTCGCAAGGATACCTAATCGGGTTGCCCCAGCGCGTGGTCGATGCTGATGGCCTGCCGCTGGACGGCGGCCTGATTTATACGTGGGTCGCGGATGGGACGTTCACGACGCCGCTGACGACATGGAGCGATGCTGGCCTGACGTCGGCCAACTTGAATCCCATCGAAGCGGACGCGTCCGGCTATTTCCGCGCGTTTGTCGCCGCTGGCACCAATCTGGACATTCAGGTCAAGAACGCGTCCGGCGTGCTGCAATACACGCTATTGAGCCAAGAGCCGATGGTGAACGCATCCGGCGGCGCCATCTCCGACGCGACGATCTCCAGCTCGACGCTCTCGCAGGGCAACATCTACGCGGACGTGAAGGTGCTGGCGGCGGATGCGACGGCGACGTCCAGCGCGACTCTCGCCAATCTGACGGGCTTCTCGTGGACGCTCGTTGCGGCCGGGACGTATGCGTTCGTCGTGCGCGGCAAGGTCGGCATGACGACGAATGGCGGCCTCGCGGTGGCGTTCAAATACACCACGGCCACGCTCACGAGCATCGTCGTCAATGCGACCCAGCGCACCGCCTCCGCCTTCGCGCTCGCGCAGAGCACGACCACGACCGACCAGACGAAATTCATCAACCAGAAGGCCGTGGCCTACCTCGACGTCGAATTACAGGGCTCGCTCGTCGTCAACGTGGGCGGCACGCTGGCGGTGCAGTTCGCGCAGGAAACCTCGCACGCGGACACGACGACGGTCTATAAGGGCTTCGTCGGGTCCTTTGTGCGGACCTCATAGGGGCAAGGAGCAACACGTGACAAGCAAGAACCCCGGCTGGATCATCCGCGTCATTTCCGCAATTGCCGCGATCGTGAAGAAGAAGTCGGCCGGCGTGGACGAGGTATAGCCGCGCGATAGCGGCTAAGAAAGGGCGCACATGACCGTCTCTCTCCTGTTGCTTCTCGCCGCGTTCATCACGGCCTGTTTCAGTGCGGCCGGGAAGTGCCCGCTGTGGGTCAGCGTGATCCTGCTGTGCCTGTGGGGGCTGCTGTCGGTGCTGCCGCGATGAGGCGCCGCGCTGTGCTGCTCGCGCTCCTGCTGGCCGTGACGGTGCCGGTAGCCGTGCGTGCCGCCACCTTCGCCTGCAGCCCGCTTTGCGCCGTGTTCAACGATCCGTGGGATCCGCTCTACTGGATCTTCGGGTGCGACCAGTGCCCGCCCAACCCGCCGGATGCCGGCTGATGATTGCGCCGCCGCTCGTCTCGCTCGGGTCGAATCTGACGATCGCGTTGCTCGTCGCGATCGGCTTTGGCGCGCTGCTCATCCTCGCCTATAACCACGGGCGCCGACGGTGAGTATCAGCACCGAACAAGTGCTTGTCGTCATCGGGTGCGCCTCGACCATTGCCACGTCGCTATTCTGGGGCGCCATCTACCTTGGCCGGCTGACGGCGAGGCTTGAGCGCGTCGAAGGGCGCGTCAGCGACCATGACGATCAGATCGAACGGCTGTTGAGGGCAGATGGGCTGAAGCCATGAGCCCCGATTCCATCTCGCTCCCCGCCGACACGACCAAGCAGCAGGATCTCGTCGTCGCCGGGCAGCGTCGGATCAACCTGATTTGGGAGTTTACGCAGGCGGTGACGACCGTGACGATTACGGGCGCGGCCATCTACTGCGCCATCAACAAGATCGATGCCGACGTGGTAAACTTCGCCTTCGTGGCGATTGTCTCGACCTACTACGCCAGGACGAACCATACGAAAATCGGAGGCGTCGGCGCGTCTGACGTGGGCCGATGACACCCGACGAGCAGACCCGACTTGAGGCGCAACTGGTGAAACACGAGGGCCTGCGCCTTGTGCCCTACACCGATACGGTCGGGAAGCTCACGATTGGCGTCGGGCGGAACCTGACTGACAAGGGCATCAGCCATGAGGAAGCGTTCGTCCTGCTCAGACACGACATTGCCGCCGTGGAGCGCGATCTCGTCGGTAGGCTGCCGTGGATGGTGGAGCTGAACGACGTCCGTTACCGAGTGCTGATGGACATGGCGTTCAATCTCGGCGTGGATGGCCTGCTGACGTTCCGCAACACCCTGCGCGCCATCGAGCAGGGCGACTACAAAATCGCGGCGCGTGGCATGTTGGCGTCGAAGTGGGCGTCACAGGTCGGCCGCCGCGCCACACGGCTTGCGCAGATGATGGAAACGGGCGAAGAGGCATGAAAATCCACCCCATCGACTGGAGCTACTACAAGGGCACCGTCCCCGGCTACGGCGACTGTCGCGCGACGGTGGGCGAATACGCCTGCCTGCTGCCGGATCGCTACGTGGAGTCCAGTTTCAGCAACTACAAATTCCAGAACGCGCTGCCTGGCGAGAACCTGAACTACCTCCGTATCCCGCACAAGCCCGGCGATGGGCGGATCGCAGGCGGCGGGCAGACGACCGACAACGCGCTTGAGTGGGATGTGACGCACTGGGCGACACGTCCGGGTCGCATGTGGGGACCAAACGCCCTCGTCTACGGCTTCGGTGACGTGCTGGTGTGCGCGCCAGACCGGACGGAGTATCTGCTGACATCAGGCTTCCGCTACGGCTACGGGGCGTTGGTGGGATGTACTGGCACCTACGCTAACGTCCCGCGTGGCATCTACGAATACACCGACTTCGGAGACGTGGCGATCGGTCAGGGCGCGGATGGGCATGCGGTGGTGTCGTTCAGGCTGCCGACGGGCGGCGGCTACGAGCCGTTGCGCGTGCTCGACCCGCGGCCGGTCGCGGAACACGGCACGCCGATGGATGCGCGCTTCATGCTGACCGACCGTGACGGCGACCAATTCGGTATCACCATCGTGGACCTGAAGGGCCGGCACACGTATTTCTGCTGGCCGACGTTCGCGCAACTCTACGCCTTGCCGTTTCTCGTGTAAGGGAATTGCCATGATTGAAGCGGAGACGGGATGGCTCATAGGACCAGGCGATAAGGCGCTGGCCTGCGATCCGAAAGGCCGCGTCACCTTCGAACGGGCGGACCTGACCGATCAGGACGTGCTCACGCTCGCGCCAATCGAGGGCGACGACCGCGCCACGTTCACGACGGCAGACGGGCAACTGCTCGGCTGCGATGCGACTGCCTTCGCCCCATCCGGCAACGTCTGCGAGTCCTACTACGGCACGCGCGGGCCATGTGGTCACTACGAGTCGTGGCAAGTCGGGGAGTGGCCGTCAGGCATCGTTGAGGCGATGGTCCGCTACAAGGAACAGGGCGCGAACAATGGCCGGCCGTGGCAGGCGGGCGGGTTGACCTGGGTGAAGAAGTGAAGTGCTCTCTGGCCGGGCTTGATACCGGCTTCTGTCGCTATGGGGTCGGCAACGCACGCGCCTGTGGAGCCCCTCCGACCTCGACAGACCTGATATACAGGGCGCACCTGCAAGGCGGGTCCTTCCCCGCCGCAGAGAGCACGGGAATTCTAGCATGAGCTATGCCACGGTTCGCAACTACCTGACGGGCGGCGGCTCAGGCACCATGCCGTCTCTCACCATCGACGGCCAGTTCTTCCGCAATCACGGCGAACGCTGGACCGGCATCCAGTGCTCTGAGTTCAGCCTGCCGAAACGCTACCTCGAAGGCGAGGACATCCGGCCACTGCTTGACGAGCGGGTCGGCATCGGCTTCAACGAGATGCGCCTCTGGTTGCTCAATCAGAGCGTCGTCTCCGGCACCGGCTATCCGGAAGGCATCCATCCGAACCAGTATCCCGACTTCTACGAGCGGGTCCGGTCGCTGTCCGAACTACTCGGCTCTTACGGCCTCGTCAGCGAATTCACCGCGTTTACCTCGTGCGTGCCGCTCATGCCGAACGTAGACGATCAGGTCCGTCACTGGGAACGGCTCCAGGACGCGCTACGCGGCCTCCCGTGCGTGTTGCTGGAGCTGGTCAACGAGTGGAACTGGGGGCACGGTGAGAACGCCCCAGACCGATCGCTGTGGTCCATGCGGCCGGCCGGCATCCTCGCGTCGAGCGGATCCTCAACGGCCGATGCGCCACCGCCGGAGCCGGTCTGGGATTACGTGCTCTACCACAGCAATGGCCTGTCGCAGTGGCAGCGGAAGGTCGGGCACAACACGATGGAACCGGCCGACACGTTCCGATGCCCTGGCTCAGCCAATGAGAACATGCGCTACCCGGACGATGACAGCTCCCCGACACGCGCCTACGATGCGGCGGCCGGCGCGGCGCTGCTCTGCGCATCGGCCTGCTTCCACTCGCAAGCGGGCAAGTATTCGCGGCCGTTCGATAGCATAGAGCGGGTCGCAGCGCAGGCCTGGGTCGACGGGGCTCGGAGCGTGCCGCTGGAGTTCCAGGCGGGCCGCTACGTCCATCGCAGCGACCTTGAAGATCACGAGGCCGAGACGATTCTTCGCGCCTACGAGCGCGTCCTGCCGGATGGCCGGTCGCATCTGGTGCTGATTCGATACTAGGGAGACTGATAATGATCGACTGGCGCAAGGAACCGGCCGTGATGATCGGCGGCGGCGGCATGGCGCTGGTGCAGGCCCTTATGGCCCTGCTGCTGGCGTTCGACGTGCCGATCACCGCCTCGCAACAGGTGGCGATCACGACGTTCATGGGCGTCATTCTCGGCTTCCTCACGCGCGCGAACGTGACGCCAATGTCGACACTGCCGGCCGGCGTGGCAGGCGAGATCGCAGACGCGAAGGCGGTGAAGGCTGCGCAGAGGGACGCGGAGGTCCCGCCGCTCGGGCGCTAGTCGTCGATCGCTCTGGGCGGCTGCGCCCGATACAGCCCGTCCACCTTCTGAATCAGGAGCATCGTCGCTTCTCGCCAGTCCTCTCGGTTCATCGCGGCGACGATCTCGTCTGAAAGGTGCGGGTGGGGCGGCGTGGACTCTGGAGAAACGGGTGCCGCGATGTCTCCCTGCGCACAATTGCAGTCTCGGCCGAAGTGGCTGCCGCAGTCCCATGCGTGGATTGGCAGCGCGGCGCTCGCCTGGCCCTGCTGAGCGACGAACGCCGAGTAAGCCTCATCATCGTCATCTCGCGGATCGGGCGTCTCGACTGAATTGCGTCCAGCATAGAATGCCGCTCTTATGGCGCTCGCGGCGCCATCCGGATAGGCACAGTCGCCAGCGCCGCCCTTGCACCGCCCCTCTCGGAACGTCCCGTCCAAGCATGTGATGCACGTCGTCTCTGGTCCCGTCGATCCACCTGGCTGGGAGGGGGAGGCGAGGGCGGCATCAGCCATTTCGCCGTTGATGTTCTCCCACGCAGACGCGCCGTGCTCTCCGATAACCATCGCGCGCACATTCACCAGCACCTCCCGCATCCGCGCGTGCGCCGCGTGCAGGGTGGAGAGATCGGCTTGCAGATTGACGAACCGCGCTCGTTGTGCGCGCAGATCAGACTCCAGGATGTCGCGCGGCGGCACGTTCATCCAGCCGAGCATGGTCGCGATCGACGTGACGGTCCTGACCGCCTCATCCCGTTCGGCTTGCAGGGCGGCGCGTTGGGATTCGGCCTGGTCCCTCAGCAAAATCGCATCGTCGCGCTGATTGCGCAGATCGGCGCACGCACGGACAACTGGGAACGACAACAGGAAATCCGATAGGGCATCACCGTCCAGCGCGTTGCTGATGCCCTCCATGACGGCCGCCGCATGTGCCGCGTCTGACTCCGCTCGTGCCCGTGCCTGATCGGACTGCTCCAGGGCGGCTAACAACGCGCCTACGCGGTCATTAACCCATGCTCGGTCCCCTTTGCCCGTCTCCGTGCCCGCCTCGGACGGGACGAACGGGTCAGGTTGGTTTCGTTCCATCACTGATGCCTCCACCGGCTGCGGTCGTTCTGACGCGCTCGATCAGACGGTGAAGCCGGCTCGTCATCGTAGTCCTGAACGCTCTGACGGGTGCGGGCCTCTCCGTCCGTATTTCGAACGCCACGGCATGTTGGGAACTGCTTGCAACCCCAGAACCGTTGACCGGTGCTGTTGTTCTTTCGACTGACCATCGGCCCGTCGCAGTCTGGACACTTCACGTTCTCGATCATCGCTGCTTACCTTTCTCTTCCGTTCTCCGTGCGCTCGACTCGCCAGACGGGGGAGCGGGCACCGACGATCGAAGCGCAAACCGTCGGCAATCTTCGACGTGGTGAGGGGCCGAGATGCCGCACAGCGCGTGCCAGTTGTGTAGCACCCATGCGGGGTTGTGCCGCGATTCCTTTCCGAAGGCCCGTGCGAGCCTATGAGCCATCGCCTCGACGTCAAGCTCGTCGCTCCCCTGCGACTCCCCCGACACGGAAGGAGCGGACGCGGGGCGACGGTTCAGGCACATAGCACAGGCCCAACGTCCGTCGAACCAGATGTTTTCGACGCTGTGAAACGAGCAGATCGGCGTCTGTTCCTTCATCGGCTATCTCTCCTCTGCGTCGGGGGAGCGGAGGCTCGGGTCAGCTTGGAGCGCCTGAGACGAGCGCGACACCATCGAACGTAGCGCCGATAGAACCGATCGCGCGCTGGAGTCCACCTCGGGGCCAGCCTTCCGTCAATAGTCACTCGTCCGCGTAGCGCCTTCTTCATCCGTCGAGGCCGTCTAACCTTCATGGCCATCTCCCTTCGGTGCCGTCGCTGTGCGCCGAACGTATTTCACTCGGCCTCCCTGGCACGCGTTCTGACGCCACCGCTCGCGCTTACGCCTGGACTGCTCGTGATACTCGTGGCTGATGCCGACTCGCAGGGCCTCCTCGCCAGCCTTCAAGGCCACAGCCATGCCCTGAAGCCCGCACGGGCAATACCAGTCAAGAATCACAGCTTGCCGCCCTTCGGTGCCGTCGCGGGAGGATCGGGGAGCGGCATCCAGTGCGTCGGCTCCACGCTCGGATACTGATTGCTTCGATACCAAGCTGAACGGACCCATTCACACTCAGCTACAGCCATTGTCGGTCCCCACGCGATGAAGCGAGTCCCATCCTTCGGTGCCGTCGCGATGTCCCGCCACGTCGGGCGAGACACGGGGAGGGCGGATTCGAGCTGATTCAGCAGCCACGGGATGTCGGCGCGGGCGTGGGCGATGAAGCGCCCGTTCGCCTCGTAGGGATCCGTCTTGGCCTTGCGGTGCGCGTCGTGGTCATCGTGTAGGTTGCCGCTGTCGGCTCGCGCAACGATCGGAGACATTCCAAGCGCGTTGACCGGGGAGCGGACATAGCCCCAATCGTCCCAATCGCATGGTCGGTACAGCCACGGCCCATTCGTCGCCGCCTGCTCCCGCTCCCGTATCGCCTGCACCCGCGCCGCGATCTCGGCCGAGGGCGGAGCGGCGGAGAGCAACTCTTCCAGTTCGTCGGCGCACGCCTGATAGACAAATGCCGCGTTGACGAGTCCGAAGAACTCGCGGTTGCTATGGAGCGCCGAAGCCACGCCGTGCTTCGCGTCATACTTCGCTTGCTTACGCCACTGCGCGATCAGCGCCGCGAGCGCAGGGAGGGACGGGTTAGACATGGGCATGGCTCCTCAGCGTCAGCTTGTGGTGGAGTTCCGCGCACATCCGCGCGTCTGACAGCGCATCGTGCGCGCCGGTGATGTCGATGCCGAAGAACGCCGCGACCGTTGTCAGTTTCATGTTGGCCGGTGGCGTCACGTCCGGATGCTCATCGAAGTAGAACACCGCGCGCTGCAACACATCCCGCACCGGGTAGTCGGCTGGGCAGAACTGCATCCCGAACAGCTCGCGCAGTCTCGGCATGTCGAAGGCCGCCGCGTTGTAGCCGGCGAGCCGCGCGACCGTGTAGGGCTTCCCGGCCTTCGATAGCTTCTGCGTCGTGCTGAACGGCCGCAGCCACGCAGCGAACCGTGACGCCACGATACCTGGCGACTTCGCCTCCGTCCATGCCGACTTGTCGTAGTGGTTCATGGCAAGCGCGGCCGGATCGGCGTCCGCTTCGTTGAAGGCGATTTTCTGCTCGAAGTGGCCCAGCTCGAGACCGCCATCCCACGCGACCGCCGCAAGTTGGATCGACGGGTGTTTCGGCTCGACTCCGCCGGTCTCAAAGTCGAAATGGACGGTAATCATGCCGTCGTCTCGACCACTTCCGCCGCATCGCCCAATTCCAGCAACTCGCCATCCTCGAACAGTTCAAGATCTACGATGCTCTGCGAGTAGGCCGGGAACTGACCGGACGCCTCGCATACCTGCAACTGCTCGAACCATGTCCGCCACAGCCGCGCGCCCATCTCGATGGTCTGTTCCGTGAGTCGGTAGACCGTCACGACGTGCGGCGGGGCCTGTTCGACCGCGACGATGTAGCTCTGCGTCACGGGTGGCAGTCCAGACAGAGCCACGCCCGTCTCGTAGTAGCTCATTTGCGAGTGATATGCGAAGCGACGGACCTTGAACGGGAAGAACCGCGGGTCGCTCGTCTCGCCGGTCTTGAGGTCAGTCAGGAACCCATCGCCTCGCACGTCCGGGGTGCCGCGGCAGGCCCGGCCGTTGAAGTCCCAGTAGATGGTCTCCTGTCGCACGCCTTTGAGCAGCCGCATCGCGTCGGGACATTTGTTGACGGCCTCTGCGATCCCGAGTGCGAGCGCGCCCTCCTTCTGCGTCACGATGCACGCGTCTGGATGCTTCGCTGCGAACGCTTCGTATTCCTTGCCGCGCCGGACATGGCCAGGATAGGCGACTACCGCGCCTCCGAGCAGTAGCCGGTCAGCCGCCGTCCCGGTCTCCATCGCTCCGGTCGGCGTCGGAACGTAGGCGGCGTAGTGTGCCGGGGACTTGCCCATCAGTTTCAAGCGGGAGAAGCGGAGCGGGTCGGTGTTGTGGATGCGCATTTACCCTTCCTCTCCTGGCTCGCGTTCTTCGGACGGCACGGGCTCTGGCGCTGACTCAGTGCCGTTGCGTCCCTTCGGCTTGACGTTGCGAATCCTAATGCACTCGACCGTCTGTGATCCGAACGTGGTCGTGGTCGGATAGAGCGTGATGGCCTTGCCGATCCACAGATTCGCATCGAAGCCGCCGTAGAGCGCCGCGATGATGCGCGCGTTCGTGATGTTCAGGGCCAGCGCCTTCTCCTTGCCCTTGAAGCGCATGACCGGCTTTTTGTTGCTCTTGCCGCCGGTCCCGACGAGCGTGCCGCCCTTCACCGATTCGATCACGACCGTGACGTCCTTCCCCTGGAGATCGAACGCGTAGAGGTATTCCTTGTCGTAGAGTGTCCTGACGTCCATGTGTCTGCTCCTGTGAAATGGGCAACCGTAGCCGCCCGTGTGTTACCTGCCGTTGACCGACATCCGCGTCCCCTCATCCTCCGGATCGGACCTCGTCGCCAGAATCCGCTCCGCCGCCTGTTGCAGCGCGGACTTGCAGGCGCGGATCGCGTCGGCGTCGGACAGCTCCGGCTCCAGCTCGCGCAGGGCTGCATCGATGCCGATGACGGACGCGCGGTGCAGCGCCGTGCGGGCGCCTTGCACCAGCAGAAACAGCGCTGCGCCGTTCTCGCCAGCCGTCGCCTGCAACTGCCGCCCCAGCAGATCGGCGGTCACTGCGCGGGCTCCATCACGACCGGCTTCGGCTTGTTCGGGCCGCGCACGCGCTTCGGCTTCTCGGACGGCACAGCCTCGACGCCGCGATGCAGCACGTAGCTCCGCATACCGCTCAGTTTCTCGATCTCTCTCTGGTGGCTCGCAATATCCGCGTCGATGCGGGCCACGACCAACGATACGGCGCTCGGTTTTGCCATTGCTACTTCGACTCCTTCTGTGATTTCCCCTTCCACTCGTCGTCCTTGTGGATGGTCTTTTTGAACATGACGCCGGCCGCCGTGTGATAGACGACGACGCCTTCGGGGTTCATGAATCCAGGCGCGGCGAACGACCCTTCGTTCTGGAGCTTCGCCAGCATGTTCTCGTCGTGCTTAGGCCCGAAGAGGCCACGATAGAGCACGGGCACGACGTGACAGCACGCGGGTCTGTCGGTCGGATACTTCTCCCGGTCGCGGTCGTCTGACCAGCGCGCCGTATTGAACAGGCTGAAACGCTTCTCCGTCAGGCCGTAGCCGCGCTGAATGCCATGTCCCCACCATTCGCCGTAGTGCCGGCCTTCCCCGAGCGACCAGAGCGCGTCCGCGTTGGCATGCACCCACTTCGCGAAGCCGAAGTTGTCGTCGGTTGGCGTGATGTAGCGCGTGCGCGAACCTGCGAGCATGTAGAGATCGTCGCTATTGTCGTTCTCCTGAACAGAAATGACGTAGCGCAGATCGGCGTCCGCTTTGTCGACAATCTCGATCTGCGCGTTCGTGCCATCGATCTTCTCGGTGATGACGCACTCACGCGTGAGCCGCGCCATCTTCGGAAACTCCTGAAACATTCTCAATCCTCCTCAATTGCGGCCAGTCGCCCCGCCACGCTGCCGCTATCACGATCTCGTAGTCCGTCGTCCGGTGACTGGACGTTTCTCTCGCTACCGCGCATCGTGATGCCTCTCGGTTGGAGTGCGCGCGGGAGTGTTCGGCCCGCCGCGCCACGTCGGTAGACGTGTCAGAGCCCGATACGTTCCGCCCCGCTGGTGTTCCAAGCCACACCGCAGGATTGCGATGGCGCGGTCCTCTTGTGCCGCACGCGAGGCGGAAACTGGTTAGCCAGAATTGAAGCTGGCGACGATGATGCCTGGCTTTGTGCCGCGCTTCGCTTCGCCTATGTGTTCTGCCTTGACGTGATCGGACGAACACCATCCGTAACCGAACTCCGTCTCGCGCGCCGCCTTCTCGTTATTTGCGGCTACCACTGCCGAGTCGAAGGTGTCGTAGCCGTTATTGACGTCCTGTGAGATTCGCCACAGTTTCATTACCATCTCCCTAACTGACCGGCACGCCCCGCCGACGCGGCTTGCGGCGCATCCGCGACAGCACCGCCTCGTAACCGTCGCGCCGCAGGTTGTCCCACAATTGCAATGACCAGCGCCACCGCACCTTGTGGACGCGATGCGGCGTTTGCAGGCGCGCGATGCGGTCGATGAGCGCCGGGCCGGTCGTCTCAGGGCACGCAGGGGCGCGGGGGCCGAGGAGCCTCATCGCTTGCGGTCCAAAATATCTACGATGCCACCGACGATTGTGAATCCTACCCAAAACGAAACGACAAACCACAGGAGTTGCACGAGGCGATCGATATGCACGAGAAGCCTCAGCGCTTCAGCGGCCTGTTGCTCGCTCACAGTTCCCACCCTTCCGGCTGCTGGCAGTCAGGACAGAGGCCATGAGACGCGTCGATGTTCGCAGGATGCGTCTTATCGAAACCATCGTGCCAAGCGCAAATCTGCATCTGCCCATCCTCACCTACAAACGAGACAGGCGCAGGCGACCCGTAGACCAGCACCCACGGGTCCGGCTGCCCGACCGTACGCCGGCACGCATCGCACGTCGCCTCGGCGCCGAAGCGCGGGACGTTCTCGACGTCGGAGCCGCACTGGTAACAAATGGCCGGCTGTTCGGTTCTCATCGCCAATCCTTCCCGCTGCCGTCGTAGCGCGCGGCGGCGCGTTCGTAGTCCTCGTCGCGGTCATCGAACAGGTCCGCCATAGAGACGACGGGCCGCTTGAGCTTGTCCGTGTCCGCGCCGCAGTCTTTGCATTCCTTGGCGTTCGTCAGCTTCTCGCACAGGCCGCAGAGTCGTTTGAACATTGGCACGTCTCCCTAGTGGTTAGAAGCGAATCCGCCAGCCCACGCGTCGTCCGTGTCGCCCGGCTCGTAGTTGTCCCAATCGACGACATCGGCGCCGCAGATGGGGCATTCGTTGTCGTCGCAGTCCAGATCGCGGAGGTCGCGCAGGCAGTTAGGGCAGTGGGTCAAAAGCTTCATGTGCCTATAGTCGCATTTCCACGCGCAGACTGTCAATAGGAAAGTGAAACTATTTTGTGGCGTATGGCTCAATCACGATCGTGTCGCGCACACATACGCCTCCGGCAAATGACCAGCGGTCATAGCCGCGCTTTTGGCAGACGTAGCCGGCGCCGCCATTGAATCCCAAAAATGACCCAAGCAAAAACGCGATGATGATGAAGACAATGGCTGCGCCGCCAGAGTGCTTACTCACTTCTGTCGCCCCTTCCACAACCGAATCTGAGAGACAATGAACCGCCACAGCGCGTCCGCTTCCTTGGCGTTCTCGACCGAGACGCGCTCGGTTTGCCCGTTCCGCTTGTATTTCTGTGTCGTGGGGTCGTAACGCATCGCCTGGACGCTGACCCGTGTGCCGTCGGTGAGGTATCGCATTCGGTTACTATACTGATTCTGCGCGAAATAGCAAGCGCGCTTTTTCTATTGCGTCTGCGCGCGGTTTGTGGGAGGATGGCGCATGGCTTATCAAGAAGCATTAGAGGCGGCCGGCGCGACCGTCCACGTCTTTGAGCAGTTCGGCAGCTATCAGGGCGACTGGTGGGCACTGGTCACGGCCAACGGGCAGACCGGATGGATTCACGGCAGCTACGGCTCATGCTCTGGCTGTGACGCGTTCGAGGCTGAATTCGGCTACGGCGAAGAAGATGAGTGCGAGGCCCACCGTTTCAAGGGTCATCAGCCGAAGTGCGCGGACTGCCGAACTGTCAAGTCTGGATACGCTGGCAAGCTCGCGTCGTTCGGTGCTGGATATCTGGACGCCATCGTATCCCAGGAAGAGGCTGAGGCAGAAGCAGCCCGCAACCTCGATTGGGACTCGGACGCTCAGGTCATGCTGGACTACATCAAAGCTAACGCACCTGCGAAGGACTAGCCATGCACATCACCAAGCGCCTGAGCGTCGAAGGGCCGCATCCCGTCGATGGCACCTACGAACTACAAGTCCACGGCGACGGCTTCGCGCAGATCGACCTCACCCGCGCCGAGGCCGACGCGCTCATCGCGGCGTTGCAGCCGAAGGGCGCAGAGCAGTGGAGCGGCCCGCTGCAAGTGCTCAAGGACGCGAAAGAGATCATGAGCGCCTACGGGTATCTGCTGATGCGAATGGCCGTCGCGAAGGATGCGCAGGACGCCTACGACATCGCCAAACGAGAGTGCGAGGAAACCACAGAAACGCTCGCACGTTTACAGGCGGCGCTGCGACACGTGCCGATGCAGCGACCGGCCACCACCAAGGAGTAGCCCATGAGCCACAACCAGGACGGCGGGGCGGCGATTTGCCCCACGTGCGGCACCGATGAGCGTGAAGGCGAGCACCGCGTGACGCGGTGGAGCGAGGACGGCAACGGCATCACGGTCAGTTGCCGATTCCCGCGAGTCTCGACGCTGCCGCGCATCGTGCATTACCTGAGCGCCCCTGTTGTCGGCGCTGATTTCTGGTATCGACCTAACGTCGCTGCGTCTCCAGCAGCCATCATGCGCGCCCACCTCTCCACCTTCGGGCGCGGCGGGACGGAGGAGGGGCGGTGAGCGAGCCAGTTACCGTTCCGTCTCTGTGCCAGTCGTGCAAGTTCGCCGAATGGGAGCGAACATCGAATGGGCGTCGTCACCCTAACGGGTCTGGCCGTTGCCTGTTTCAGATTCCCGATTCACCGCTGCCGAAGTGGGCCGACTCGCGCGCGTATGGTCGCGACAAGCCCCCAATAACGACGCTGCGCGAATACTTCACTCAGCGCGAGGGCAACCCTTATATTTCATGGCTCGACTACCATCGCACCGAGCCGCGTCCGTGCGCGACTCATGAGCCGAAGCCATGACCGCCACGCCAAGCCCCCTCACCGCCCCCTGCGGCCTGACCCTCGTCCGCTATGATGAGGACGCGTGGCGCGACGAAATGACCGAGGCGCGACGAGAAGCCGCGATACTGCGAGGCCTGTTCGTCGCGTGCTTTGATGCCTCGGTGAAGCTGCAACGCGAGAACGATGCGCTGCGGCGGCAATGCGCCGAGTTGCACGAGGAGCGGCGCAAGGCGTCGGCGGCGCTCTTTGGATGGACGCCGAGCCATGAGGCGGGGGAATGAGCAAGCCGCCACTAGGGCGCAACTCATCGGCCGTTCGCATTCTCAAGCTGCTGCGGCTTCTTGAGCAGCGCGGGCGCTGGACGACGCGGCAGTTGGCCGTGCGCTTCAACGTCACGATTCGCACTGTGTGGCGCGACTTGAGCGTGCTGGAAGAAGCAGGCTATCCGATCGGACACGAGCCGCGCGATCAGGATGCCGAGGCGCGCAAATTCGGCGTGAGCGGGACATGGTGGCTAGTCACAAGAAAGGACAGAAACAATGACTCTCTGTGCGTATAAGGGCATGGCACAGCCGTGCGTGGCGGAAGCAAAAGCTGGCGACTCGCGCCACTACTGTGGGCCGCATGCCGCAATGCTGGCGCACGATTACGCGCTGGCGTTTCGGCGGCGGCAGCGACGACACACCGCGAATGAGGCTGAGCGATGGGCGTCCTCTCGCGGCCTGGACGTCGCCGCGCTGCAAGAGGCTGGCGCGAAGATGACCGACACGACGAAACCGCTCACCGTGCGAACGGTGGCGGATCTGGACGCGCTGTGACTCCGCTCGACATCGTCGCCGAAATCGAAGCCGCGCTGGTGGCGCTGCGCCGCTACGACACCGACTCAGCCCGCACGCGACTGGAACGGCTGCAACTCGACATCGAGATTGAGCAGCGTCGGACGTTTCGGGACACGCACGGCCGCCCGATCGCCCCGCCGCAGTCCGATCCGCCCGCTCGCCCGGTCGGCCCCTGGAGCGGCAATGCCGATGCGCGGGAGCCGGTGAAGTGAGGCAGCCGCTCGCCATTGATCTGTTCTGCGGCCTTGGAGGGTGGACCGAAGGATTGCTAGCCGAAGGCTATCGCGTCGTCGGATTCGACGTGGAACGGCACGTCTACGGCGAGGCGCGCTATCCCGCGCAGCTCGTGCTGCAGGACGTTCTGACGATTCACGGCCGCCAGTTCGCCTCCGCCGCGCTCATCGTCGCGAGTCCCCCGTGTCAGGAGTTCAGCTACATGGCGATGCCCTGGTCGAAAGCGAAATCGAAGGCCGCGGCACTGCGTGACGGACGCGATGATCCGAAGCGACTGACCGCGCTGTTCGATGCCTGCTTTCGGATTCAGCGCGAAGCGTGCGAAGCGGCGTGTCGGCACATTCCGCTCGTCGTGGAGAACGTGCGCGGAGCGCAGCCGTGGGTGGGACGCGCGGGCTGGAACTTTGGCAGTTTCTATCTGTGGGGTGATGTGCCGTTGTTGATGCCGATTGCGAAGAAGGCGATCAAGGTGCCTACCATGGGCGCCGGGTGGTATCCGCCCGACCATCCGAAGCATGTCCAAGGCTTGGCGTTCAATGGGCACGCTGAGGCGGTGTTGCGCCGTCGAACTGATAAAGGCAACGGCGTCCGGTTCACGTCTCGTGATTGCGGAATTGAAGGTGTTAAGTCTGGATCGGCCTATCGCGGCCAGTGTTCGGGCTGGGGCGTGGCGCAGTATACCGGCAGCAAGTCCACCGCCCGCAAAGCCGCCAGCGCCCATATCGCCAAGATCCCGCTCGTGCTCGCTCGGCACATCGCCCGCGTCTATCATCCGGAGAACCAGCCATGATCCGCACCCTCCTCCTCATCCTCGCCATCTGGACCGCCCTCTCCTGCGCGCTGCTCGGCGCGTGGATCGGGCTGCGCGCGTGGGCGATGCGGGGCTCGCGATGAGAGGGGTACGCGCTGGCACGCACACGGGATGGTTCGGACGCTATCGGCTGACTGACCGGCCGCGATACGCGCAGTGGTTCGCGACCGTCACGCATGCGGTCGAAGATGGCCGGCCGGTCTGCGGCGTTGTCCTTTATCCCGACATGGAATTTCAATGGTGCGCGTCAGGCATCCACCGCGAATCGCTAGAATGCCGCAACTGTAAGCGCGTGCTCCATGCGAGGATTGGCCGCTAATGGGCGCCCGCGGTCGCTTCGCCCGCTTCGCCAAGGTGCTAACACCATGAGCCTGATCTATGCCGTCGATCCCGGCACAATTCAATCGGCGCTCGTCGTCGTCGAGCACTGGCCGGGCAGCTTCAAGGTTCACTCGGCCGTGACGGACATGAACGGCGGCATTCTCGCGCGTCTCGGCGGCAAACAGCACCACGACGCTACGCTCGTCATCGAGCAGATTCAGTCGATGGGCATGGCGGTCGGTCAAGAGGTGTTCACGACCGTCTGGTGGGCCGGGCGCTTCTACGAGGCGTGGCCGAACGCGCAGCGCTATCAGTTGCCGCGCCGACCGATCAAGTTGCACCTGTGCGGCAACATGCAGGCGAAGGATACGAACGTGCGGCAGGCGCTGCTCGATCGTTTCGGCGGCGCGAACGCCATCGGCCGCAAAGCATCGCCAGGGCCGCTCTATGGGCTCAAGGGGCACGAGTTCGCGGCGCTGGCCGTCGCGGTCACGTGGATTGAAACACAACCGACAACCGAAAGGACAAGCGCATGAAACAAGCCATGCTCTGCTGCGAAGGCCCCACGTGCAACGGTCGCAGCGCGACCGACCTTGAAGCGTCGATGATCACCCAACTCCCCAACGTCACCGCCGAGATGCGCGACGAGGCCGAGAGGTTCGCCCGCGGCGCCATCACAAAACAGCTCGCCGTCACACCGCACACCTTCGCCGGCGTCACGTTCCGCGCGATGACGCTCTTTCAGCGCTTCGAATGCGACGTGTGCGGCTGGTCGCGCGTCTACGGTAACGGGTCGGCGTAGACCCTTGTAACCGGCGTGCGACGGGCGTAGAATGCTCGGCTGCGCGTAGACATCAAGTGTTGACACTTGTATACAGAATGGTAAAATAGCCGAGATGTCCGGATACACGAAGCTGTTCAACCTCATCCTTGCATCGACCATCTGGGAAGCGGACATGCCGACGCGCATCGTCTGGATCACCATGCTGGCGATGAAGAATCAACACGGCGTGGTCGAAGCCTCGATTCCGGGCCTCGCCACGCTGGCGCGCGTGCCGATCGCCCAGGTCCGGCAAGCGATCGAGAACCTGAAAGCCGCCGACCCTGACTCCAGGTCGAAGGAGGACGAGGGCCGGCGTATCCGCGACGTTGATGGCGGATGGTTCATCATCAACCACGACAAGTATCGGCGCATGCTCAGCGCAGAGGAACGACGCGAATACCTCCGCATCAAACAGGCTGAATACCGAGCAAAAAAGCAAGAATCAACACCTGTCAACACTGTATCCGACAAATATACGAAGTTGACACATACAGAAGAAGAAGAAGAAGAAGAAGAAGAGACAAAAGAAGAAGTATCAGTACCCCCTACCCCCAAAGCGAAACACCACGCCATATCGCCCACAGAATCCGCGCCTTCGGCGCTAGACGTGCGGTTCTCGGAGTTCTGGTCCGCCTACCCAAAACGCATCGGCAAGGGCGCCGCGCTCAAGGCCTGGAAGAAGCTGAAGCCGTCAACCGACTTGTGCGCCCGCATCACGGCCGCCATTGCCACGCAGCGACAGTCCGACCAGTGGCGCAAGGGCGATGGTCAGTTCATCCCTAACCCAGCGACATGGCTCAACCAGGGCCGATGGGATGACGAGCCGCAGGCCGCTGAAGCCGTGCGCGAGCCCGGCACCTGGATCGGCGGCTTCCGCGTCGAGGACATGGTCCGCACCCCCGAAGAAGTCGCCCGCGACGAGGAATGGGAGAAACAACGTGCTCGCTACCGATGAACAAGCCTTCGGCGTGATCTTCCTCCAGCTCCGCGGCGTCCTCGCGCCCTTCAAGGCCGATCGCGCGGAGATTCGACAGGTCATCCCCGCCTATTTCACCGTGCTCCGTCCGTGGCCGCTTCAGGCTGTTCGCGCCGGGGCTGACCACTGCGCCGCGCGCCTGACGCGCTTCCCCAGGCCGGCCGAGTGGATTGACGCCATCCCGAAGGCACGTGCGGCGGGCCTACTCCCCATCACCGACGAACAGCGCGCCGAGTATTACGACGCCCGCGACCGCGGCTATGACGGCGACCCCTGCGCCTGCTATCAGTGCCAACAGGCCGGCGTCTCACATCGCCTGCTCCGCTACGTGCCCGACTACGACGAATACGACCGCGACGTCCGGCGCGCAGACGGCGACAAGATCATCACCCTCGGCCATTGGGCGCACGGCGACGAGCTCGCCCGCTGGTATGCGGCTCGAGACCGGTTCTTCGCGCTCGCGGCCATCTATGGCCCTAAATCAATGCCGAGTGCCCGCTGATGCCTCAACACGCCAACGCTCGCAGCTTCACGCCAGGCGACCCCCGCGCACAAGCCGCGGGCCGCAAGGGCGGCAAGCACCGACGTGTGCACGCCCGCACGCCCGACTACATCGCCGGCTACCGCGCCGGGGCTCGCAACGCCCGCCGCCATATCGAACGCTGGATCAGGGAGCACCGCGCATGAGCAAGCCACCGACCGAGCTCGCACCGACCTACTACCCCGAGAGCCTGTCCGATAACATCGGCACCAGCACCGCCGACGATGAGGCCATGCTCCGCGCCATCGGCGAACAGGCATTCGGCATCCGCTATCCGCGCAACGTCACGCCGAATAGGCTGTTACCGCAACCACGGGATGGACGATGACGCGTCGAATACGGCTCAAGTGCTGCTGTTGTGGCCGTAAGTTTAGGCGCAACAAAGCGGCGCGATACGTTGAGGATTTCTACTACTGCCGGCCATCGTGCGCTCGAAAGCATCGGCCATGAAATGCAAATGGCGAGAGGCCGCGCTCGACATCGGCGATGAGTGGGGAGGCGCACCGCCCTACTACGACAGCTTCACGGTCGAGGAATGGCTCGCCTGGATGCGCTTGCTGATAGCCGACCATTGGGCCGAGCGGGCCAATCACGCGCATAAGCCGTTCCCGATCGATCCAAACGCACCATAGCCTCGCCGCGCCGAGGCCCGAGACGACGGAGGGAGAGACGATGAGGGACCGAGAAGTAATCAAGGCGCTACTACCTCTCGCACGCGAAGAGGCCAGGCGCCAGCACAATCAAGACCGTGATCAAGACCTCGACCGCAACGGTGATCCTATTCCTAACGCCCAGCGCCATCGCGGCATCTGGCAAGCCTGTCAGCAGCCCCATTGCGCCCTTGTGCGCCGACTGACCGCCAATCTCAACCAACCGGAGCCCACCCCATGACCCTCACCCCCGCCTACCGCCAGTGGCTCGACAACCTGAGGCGGCAGACCATGCGCGATGTCGAGGAGACCCTCGCCTTTCGCACCATCGCCACGGTGATTCAACGCGAGCTGGAACGCCGGCAGCAACAGCCCAAGGAACCCGACGAGGACCGCTCGTATCAGTTCCTCCGCAATCAGGAGCGCCGGCAGCAGGGTCAACAGCACGACCCCAACCGCAACCCGTATCGACGCGGCCCATCATCAGCCCCTTGACGCCCAGCGCCAGCGGCGTATACTGCGAAGTGTCTGAATTAGAGACAAACAGACCGAAAGTGTCAAAATAATGGCAGTCGGCTACAAGACGGGCGGTCGGCAGCCTGGCAGTCCAAACCGAGCCACGTCTGCGGCGCGGGAGGCCATCGCGGCTTTTGTGGATGGGAACGCCGGCCGTTTGCAAGAGTGGCTGGATGCCATCGCTGAGGGCGTGATCGAGCCGGCCACAGGGGATAAGCCGGCGCGTGTGCTCGTGCCGCCCAATCCCGTCAAGGCCTTCGAGCTGTTCCAGTCGGTGGTGGAATATCACATTCCCAAGCTCGCGCGGACGGAGCTGACCGGCGACGGCGGCGGTCCCGTGCAGACGACGATCAACCACGTCTACGAACCAGCCAATCCGAAGCCGATCGATGGGTGAGACCCGCACGCTGACGATGCGCTGGCGCGGCCCTATCGCCGACTTTATGCGGGACACGACCGCCGAGATCGATCTTGAGGGTGCCCTGTCCAGCGGCAAAACGACCGCGTGCTGCTGGAAGGAGTTCAACGCCTTTCAGGAGATGCCCGGAATTTGGGGCTGGCTGGGCCGCTACGGCGACGGAGAGACCCAGACCAAGGTCAGGCCAGCCTTCGAGGAGGTGTGTCAACAGGCGGGCTGTGTGCCCCGCTGGGACGCTAAGGAACTCGCCTACGAGTTTCCGAACGGGTCGAAGGCGTTCAGCTACGGGCTGAAGAGTCCAGACGCGTTGAGCCGCTACTCGAAGATGCGCGGTATGGGCGTCGGACGCATCTACCTCGACCAGACCGAGGAGCTGCCGGAGGACTTCAGCGGTGAGTTGCGTCTCCGCTTGCGGCAGCCTGGCTTCCCGCACCAGCTCACCTTTAGCCCCAATCCGCCGAACGTGACGCACTATCTGGCGCGTCAATTCCCGGTCGCCAATAACATCGCCGGCCGACGCTACTACGCGATCAGTATCTACGACAACGCGCACAACCTGCCCAAAGAGCTGCTGGAGGCGGCGCTGCGCATGTATCCGCCAGATCACGCCAAGCACCGGTCGGTCATTCTCGGCCAGCGCGGCATGAACGTGACGGGCGAGCCGGTCTACAAGGGCGCGTTCGTCCGGGCGCTGCACGAGGTGGCGCTCGACTACGACCCGCGCCTACCACTTGAGCAAGGCATGGACTTCGGCAAGCACCATCCATGCGTCATCTGGCGTCAGGTGTCGCCGCTCGGTCAGGTGCGCTATCTTGGCGGCATTCTCGGCCAATCGCTCTACTTGGATGATTTTCTCGACCTGGTGCTGCGCTATCGGGCGCAATGGTTTCCGAATCCGGTCGGTGTGCGCGAATGCTGCGACCCAGCCGGCGCGTCGAATCCCATCGGCGTCGACATGGGCGCGATCATGCGCGCCAAGGGGATGCGTCCGGTCTATCAGCAGGACAGCAACAGCCCCATGATGCGCCTGGCCGCGGTGGAGCGTTTGTCGGGGCACATGCGGCGCCGTGCGGCCGACCGTCAAGAGGCCTTCGCCGTCAACGCCGACCCGGAGCGGTGGCTGACCATTAGCGAAACGTCGACCAACTTGGACCGGTTCCTGGCCGATGGATTTGAGGCGGGCTACGTGTGGGACGAGCACATGGTCAGCGTCGGCAACAAGCAAGTCCGCAAGCCGAAAGCCGATGGCTGGTATGAGCACGGCCAGGTCTGCACGCAGTATCTTGAGCTCAACTTCGGGAACGAGCCGCCCAAACCCAAACCCGTATCGAAGCCCCTGACGCTGCCGCGCGCGTCCTACGGCTCGACCGGCTGGCTGGGCTAAAGTCCTCCCGCGTCGTGCCGATACACCGGTCGGAGGTTAGCTATGTTCGTGAATGTGCAACCCATCGACGGTCCCCCGCGGCTGGTGAATGTCGCGCATATCGTGCAGCTTACCGGGGGCATGCTCAAACTCAGCGACGGATCGACGACGCCTGTCTCGGAAGAGACGGTGCTTCGCCTGCACAAGCTGCTGCCGAAGCTGGGGGGCTGAGGCTGTGGTAGGATAGCGCGCAAATGGATCAGCAGTGAGCGGCATCACGTTCCACAAGCACCGCATCGTGCCAGGCCACATGGGCGGCACCTACGACGCGCACAACGTCGTTCGCGTGAACGTCGCGATGCATGCGTTTCTGCACATGGTGCTGTGGGAAGAGCACGGACGATGGCAGGATCGCATCGCCTGGCAGGTGCTGTCCGGTATGATCGGCAAGGAACAAGGCCGTATTCAGGCTGTCGGTGAGTCGTCAAAGCACCGATGGGCGAACAACGCCGAGTATCGGGCGAAGGTCATCGCATCGCATTCCAATCCACAAACGCAAGCCAAGAGGTCTGCTCAGGCTACAAAACTTTGGTCTAACCAAGCCTTTCGATCGAGGATGATCGCGGCGCAGGTGAAGCGATGGGCCGACCCCGAGCGCAGAGAGCGTCAGGCCGCGCGCCAAAGAGGCAAGACGCCCGCGAAGGGCTACAAGCATACCGAAGAAGCCAAGGCTAAAATCAGCGCCGCTCAAGCAAAGCGCAAGATCTCCAAGGTCACGCACTGATGTTTCATTTACCGGACCTACCCAACGTTGGCTACTCGACAGCCCGTGAAAAAACTGGCTCTGATGCCATTATGTTGTTCATGCGCGAGGTGGAGCGCGACCGCCTGCGGTTGCTGACCATCGTCATCGAAGGCCGCGAGAAGTGGCGGAAGGTGGCCGCGTCGGTGTTCGGTCAGTCGGTGTCGGTTGATACCGAGGCCATCGACGCGATCTACGACTACTTCACGCTCCAGGCGTGCCGTCCGCGCACGCAGTGGTTGCTGCTCAAGGCCGCGAAGAATCGCCTCGTGTGGCGAACGCTGGTCAGCTACGTCATGCCGCATCTGGAGCGGGAGCGCGAACGGCTGCGGTTGCAGGCGAAGTGGAGTGTCAATTGAACAGCGCTTACGACCCAGCGAGAGACGAATACATCATGCCGGACGGGTCCAGGGTTCGGAGCCACGCAATGCATTCGAACGGCGGCGCGAAGTGGGGCAGCACGGAATTGGTTGACGACTACAACGCGGCTCACGAACAAGAGTATCGAGAGTCAATGACGCCTACGCCAGCTACGCCAGCCGAACGCGAGGAAGGCCCGCGGCCGAACGTGCGCACCACGCCGCCATTCGCGACTGGCAACGTGACAAGGCCCCGCACCACCGCCAACCTCAGCTCCCGCGAACGCTCCGAGCTGATGGACCGCACGGTGCAGCAGGTGCGGGACTTGACGGCGGCGTGCAATGCGCTGCATGCGCAGATGAAGGGGCTGACCGAGCGTCTCGAAGCAGCGGAGCGCAACCACGCGGCTTGTGAGCGTCGGCTCGACAAGGACGAGCAGGCCATCGCGGCGAAACTCTCTACGTTCATGGCCCGTCTAAGGTTGCTGGTGCTGGGGCGATGACGGAACGGGCCTTGATGCTCGTCAATCCCTACTGCCCGAAGTGTGGCAATGCGGCCGAGTTCACCACGCGCTGGGGCACGCCCGACCTGACGAAAGAGCAGCCGGTCGCGTGCGCGAGTTGCGATTGGCGCGGCGAAGCGCCGCGTCTCGCGACCATTCCTCCCCCGCCTGGCCGGCGCGAGTTCTAGATGCCCGCCGGCACCGCCTCCCCCATCATCGAAGAAGCCCGCAAGCGCTTCCAGAAGTGCGCCGAGGCGGAAGAGAATCAGCGCACGCGCATCGTCGCGGCGAAGAAGTTTCACGCGCTCGACCAGTGGCCCGAGGCGATCAAGTTGCAACGCGAAGGCGCGGGCAGCATCTCGGGCCAGTCGCCGCAACCGCCGCGCCCCTGCCTCGTCGTGGACCGCCTGTCGCAACCGATGCGGCGTGTCAGCAACACGATCAAGAATGCCGACTTCGGCTTCGATGTGCAACCGGTCGGCGGTGGAGCGGATGTCGAGACCGCGGACATCTACAAGGGCTATCTTCGGCGCGTGCAGAACCAGGCGCGCGGCGAGTCGCCGATTGAGTGGGCTGCGGACCAGGCGATCGAGGGCGGGATCGGGTGGGCGCGCATTCGGACGGATTGGGTTCACAAGAACTGGGAAGGCGACGTCAATGACCCTGCCCTGTTCGACCAGGAACTGGTGCTCGAACGTCTCGCGAACAACCTGTCGGTCTACTGCGACCCAGCCGCGAACCGTCCGACGCGGTCCGATGCGATGTTCATGTTCGTCACGGAGGACGTCGACCGCGACGAGTTCGCCCGCAAGTGGCCCGATGCGGATCTGGACGGGTTGGATGATTTCATCGCAACCGGCGATACGCACGGATGGGTCAGCGACGATCGCACCACGCTCCGGGTCGCGGAATATTGGCGCGTCACGTTCACCAATCGCGAGTTCTACTGGCTGAAGGACGAGGCCGGAACCATCGGTGAGGGTCAGCCACCGGCCGGCGCTGCCGTCCGCATGAAGCGCGTTATGGCCGTCCCGGTCGTAAAGGGCAGCAAGATCAACGCAGTGCAGGAACTCGAAACATGGGACTGGGAAGGGTCGCGCATCCCGCTGATCCCGGTCATCGGCGAAGAACTGAACGTGGACGGTAAGGTCATGGTGCGCGGCATCATCGAGCCCGGCATGGACGCCCAGCGGATGGTGAACTACTTCTACAGCGGGGCGGTGGAGATTCATGCGCTGGGGTCGAAGAAGGCGCCGATGATTCCTGCGGCGGCTGTGGAGAACTACAAGCCGATCTGGCAGACGCGCACGATCATCAATCACTCGTTCCTGCCCTACGACCCGTGGGACGAGCAGGGCCGGGCGCTGCCGCCGCCGACACTCGACAACACCGAAGCGCCGATTCAGGGCTCTGTGGCACTGATGCAGGTGTCGGAAGAGGCGATCAAGGCCACGACCAGCACCGGCGATGCCTCGCTTGGCAACACCAACCCGAACGAGCGGAGCGGTCGCGCGCTCGAAGCCCTGCAAAGCGAGTCAGACCTTGCTAACAGCAACTACCCAGACAACGTGCGCCGGGCCTACATCTACGCCGCGACGTTGATGCTGGAGATCATCCCGAAAATTACGCGACCAGGGCAGATTCTCCACATTCTCGGCATGGACGATGAGCCCGAACAGGTCATGGTCGGGGCGCCGTTCAAGAAGGGTCCGAATGGCATTCCCGAGCCGGCGCCGGAGGGCATCACGCCGGAGATTGCGAAGCTCGAAGAATCGCTCTACAAGTTCTACGACCTGAACAACGGGACCTATCACGTCACCGTCACGATGGGCAAGGCATCGGCCACGCGGCGCGCGGAGGGAGCGCAGGCGCTCGGCGACATCATCCCGCATCTGCCGCCGGAGATGCAGCAGAAGGTGATTCCCGACTGGATCAAGCAGCTCTCGTTCCCCGGCGCGCAGGCGATTGCCGA